AGTGGGAAAGAATCATACTGAGTTGCTTCGCCCCCTTCAACCAGGATTTTAGCATCTGTACCGATTGTATCAGTAATTGCATCTTCATCATAAACGGCCCAAATTGCCGTCGCTGAAGCAGCAATACCACTAATCATATACAAACGCCCTGCATTTGCTGTTATGAGAGTATTCTCACTATTAGCAAATCCTGTCTTGAATGGTATTGTTCTAGTAGAATCAGCCGTTGAATCTGATAAAAATAGACCGATTCCGACTAGCACTATAAGAGCTAAAATAAATAATTTTTTCATTTTATTCTCCTTTTAGATACTAATTGGGTTATCAGCATAAGTTTTCAGTAACACATAGTTGACTGAATCTCCTGCGCTGTCTTCGATTGTTGATTGTCCATAAACTGCGGCAACGCCAAGACCATTTTCAAAATATGTTCCATCTGGAAAACGATAGTCATATCCTTGAGTAATAGGTACAGGCTTCATGCCCCAACCACGAACTGCTATTTCAGCACCAAAACCAATAACGCTTCCAACATTACGCTGTGTTATGAGCGCACCTGCGGTATGCGCGGCGGCTGTCGTGCCATTTGCTCCACGAGTACAACCTGCGAAACGATAAGTTGTTCCGGTTAACGTTCCAGCGGTGATGCTTGCATAGTCGATTTCTTCACTACCAACTCTGATAGTACCGGCTGACGCAAAATAATCAGCAAGATTTCTCTTTGTTCCAATAAGATCAAAGATAATCTCAGTATCATCATCATCAGCACCCGTGTACAACCTTACTTCTGGCCTTAATGGAGAACCCTGAATCTGCGCTGCAGATTTTTTGGCACGATGAACATAGACGATTATTCCGTTATACATACCTAAAGCACCCGTAAATAATCTGTTCTTCTTATAATCCCTTGGACCAGCATCTCTCTGAGCTTGATTCCAAACAGTATCTCCTTTTAGCCAATACTCATCAATTTCAGAAATAACACAACCATAATACTCCTCTTCTTCTCCGTACTGTCCTTCTGTACGAATAGGAATAGCTGTTCTCTGAAGAGCTAATTTGATTCTATCAATCTCTTCAGTTCCGAAATGACTAGTAGCACCTAAAGAAGCTGCGTCTGTAGCATCTCCAGCATACATCGTATTTGATGCACCGGAGATTAAGGAACTAAACATGCTTCCATCTATCGCACGCGCCATCCAGCTGGTAAGTTCCTGACGAATTGTTTGGGTAATACTAAAATTAACTCTTTTTTCAAGAGCTTTTGTATATGCAACAGCATTCCTTAACCAATCTACTGTCAAAGTATATTGACCAAGAGAAAGCTGATCTTCATTTCCTGCTAATGTAGCTTCACCAATTGCGCCAGCTGAGAAAAGCTGTGATACAACATTAAAATTAATTGTATCACCAGGCTTCTTGGTGAAATCTGTATTAACGATGATAGGTTTGCGAGATCCTTCTTTTCCCTCAAATCGTGCTCCCCAAAATGCGCGTGAGATGGCATCCATACGGAGCCTATCAGCCCAATATGTTGGTATCGCATTCTGCAATACGCCAGCACCATCATCGTAACCCATAGCATTCAGGGTTTCACCGCGCTCATTTGAAAGACATAAGAAGAGGCTTCTTAAAAACTTAAACATATTTCCTCCTTATTAAGCAATTTGTGCTAAGTCATAAGCATCTTTTTCATCTGATGACAAATTACTATACTCCTCAAGAGAAAGAACTTTTTTAACTCCTGCGGCCCTTGTTCCCTTACCTTGGATCGCACTGAGATGTCCCTTACTCGGCTGTTCCTTATTAGCCTTTTTGGAAATAATCGCATATGCTTCTACCGTTGCCCGATATTCCGCATCCGAAGATCGATACTTATGGAATGTTCCATCGGGATTGAAGTCAGTATATTTTGACGACAATATTTCATTCGCCATCTTATACAACGGACTATTGGTGTTGAATTTTCCATCTTTAACATAATCATATTCATCACCAAATTCTGCAATCGCTTTAGTTCGTGATTCTTGTATTCCTGAGTTAAAATCAGAAACAGCAGTTGATTCATCACGATATTTAGTGATTGCTGCATCTATTTGCTTTTGAGTATAAACAGAAAAAGCTTTCTTAAATTCTGGATCATAACCTTCAAGCAGCTTCTCTACATCACCATCTGGAGATACAGGTTGAGGTGCTTGAGTTTTTGGTTTCCAAGATTTAGAATCATGATCATACTCGCCAAGCTGCGACAAAGCCCTAACCAATGGTTGTATTTGTCCCTGGCTATCCGAATATCGTTTTTTATACGGATTACTCTCCCCCTCCCAATCAATTGTTTGTTCAATGGGTGGAGTTCCTTCGGGTGGAGTTCCTTCGGGTGGTGTCCCCTCTGGAGAGGTCCCTTCCGGCGGCGTTTCTTCACCATTAAGCGTTTCTCCCCTATTGCTGTTTAGCATATAGAAAAGCTTCCTAAGTAATTCTGGCATGTTACTGCCTCCTTAATTTGTCGTTTCTCTCGTCGTCGAAAGAGTTACGATTGGTTTTCAAAATCAAACAAAAAGGAGAATCTTGCTTGTGCACAAGATTCTCCTTTATATTTTGTTTGCCGACGAGGAGCGACCAAGCCGGATTATTTTTTTATTTTCCTAAAACTTCTTTTTCATCTTCTTTATCTTTTTCTTCAGCAGACATCTTATCATAATCTTCTTTATCAACAGGTGATCCAAGAACACCGGCTTCTAAAATATCAAATTCTGCCTCTGATAATTTATCATCATCATAAGCCTCACCACTACGTTTTTGCTCAACTATTATTTTTAAAGTATACTTCTTGCCATTTTCCCATTTCTTTATCTCTGGCATTTTATCAGAACGAAGGGTCAACCCAGGATAACGAATTGTGTTTTCTCCCCTGGAAGGACCTAAAACTCCATTAGTTTCTATTTTTTTCCCAAGATTATTCATCTTATCTGGCATCTAAACATCCCCCTTCTTCTTATGAATTTTTTCTGGTTTATCAAATTCAATATTCACATAATCTCCACATTGAACAGGAACAGCATCGTCATGAGAACATTTATGATATCTACAGCCCTGAAAACATTGTATTTTTTCTGTACCATTTGGCTTATACGTTTTAGATTTTACTTTTTCAATATCATTCAAAAAATTAACAGCATCTTGTTCGTTAGCGAAGGATATATCAATCTCAACTCTATACTTTGACATTCCTGCCTCCCTTTGCATTATCCTCTAATTCTTTTGGCAAACGCTGAACTTCTTTCCAAACCTGTAAAGTAAGTTGTAATTTTTTTAAACCTTCACCAGTAAGAGAAACATCATCTGCCATTTTATTTTTTATAATTTCAATTTTTCTATCTACCCGATCTTTATAGCATTCCCAACCTTTACTTTTTGATATAACTTTCCATGATAAAAAAGATTCCTGCGCGGCAGCAATGGCATCTTTTCTTGCTTTCTGCTTCTCAAGCCACTTACGCATCAGGCTGCCCTCCCGATTGAATTTTTATTAGTTCTATTTGTGTTTTCATTTGATCTGTCTGAGCTTCAGTCATTTTTATCTGAGTCTCAATTTCTATCTGTTTAGCTTCGGCTTTCTTAACTTCAATTTCTGCCTGAATAGCTTGCTGCTGCGCTTCCTGCGCTTGCTTTTTCTCTTGCTCTATCTGTTCAAGTGGTTTTAATCTAACACCTCTAGCGTCAAGTGAGTTGAAATAATTTTCCGTAACATCTACCATCGTTTTTTCGTCAAGAACAGGATTCCTATCTGCTGTATCTATTACTGTTCGATATGCTACCGCCGCCCTCTCTTGCTCAATTTGTCTATTAATATTAATAGAATTTCCAGCAGATTCAAAATCAAAATTTCCAGCCCAATAAGCTTTCTTAATAGACTTGAAAGGATTTTCTTTTTTCTCTGTTAGCTGAAAGATAAAATCATCATCAAGTTTGTCGGCATTGAGATTAACAATAAATTCATAAAGATCCTCATTGATATCCTGAAGTGCACGGATCATTTCATCAAATTTAATATTTCCTTCACCGACAATCGTCATAATACCCGACGCTGTACGATTAGAAGCAATCGAACTTTCAGAACCTAATGAATAGTCCGTGACACCAAATAATTTCTGAACCATGCCAAGGAGGAATTCCATTTTAGCAAATTCTATTTGTTCTGATTTGGGAAGTTCAAGAACTTTATAAGCATGTGGATTATCTGATTTCCATTTAACTCCAGGCCCATAAGGAGCTAATTCATCTTCATGATCTGGGGGAACAACAGTTGGAGGATTATTATTGATAGAACCCCTATCAATCATTTGATTAAATACCGCATCAACCATATCCCTAAGACCAATAAGAAATTCAGGAACTCCCTTACCATAAGGGCTTCCTTCCATCGGAATAATTTGATAATGGAAAAATGGACGAATAGGAAATGGACTTAACATCCATCCAAGTAAATGTTTATATTTCGGAGAAGCAAACGCAATAATTTCTTCATCTTTCCCGTCTTCATCAATATCATATTTTCCATGCCATTCATAAATCTTGATGGGGACTCGCATAGCTTTTTGATGATTCGTGGATTTCTCTAACAATTCTTTACGAATTTTTCCAATATCAAACTTGCCTTCCTTCATATCTCCTTCATTGCGCGTGAGCCAATCGAATGTTTTATCATAAGTATCGCAAACCCAATCCCATTCTTGAATGTCGGGAGAATCAGCATTCTTAGGTATAATCAATTCTTTAACAGTACGGCCAAAAAGCAATGGTCCCTCATAAACAGTTTTTTCATCCTGCTTATCATCTTTAACTACTTTCGGTAATGTTCCAAATTCATCAATAGGCTGCGGATTATGATCTTCTTTCACTTCGACATCTACCCCTTGCTGATCATATATGCGCTCTCCGGTAATCGGATTCTGTAAATAGCGAACAACTTTATTAAATTTTCTGGTTTCTTTTCCCCAGATACATTTTACGAAACCATCGCCTTCGATAACGACTGTCTTAAAAACAAGTTTCATCTTTCGATAAATTTTTATCATCCTTGTTAACTGATAATTCAAAGCTTGCTGGACAATCGGTGCCTTCTCTATATCGCTCTCCGCAGTACCACGGACCCACGCGATAGGTTTTGAACCGTAACAAACTTTTAAGAAACGAGGAAGCAAACCTTCAATTGTAAAAGCATCTAAAGGAATACCAACGTCTGATGCACCTTCCCACGGAAAATTTTTAGGATTTAATTTCGGATCATCACCCCAACCTATAAGACCAGAAATGGAGCGTTTGGCTTCATAGCGCTTTGTGTAATCTTTGACTTCTTTAATTCTTTTTTGCTGATAAGCAAGAGATTCATTAACTTCAAAAAGAATATAATCTCTTAACTCATCTTCCTTGCTTATGGTCGCAGGTTCCATTTATTTTTTCCTTTTCTTAACCTTATCCACCCATTCATTAAAAGTCTTATTTCCTTTACTGGAGTTACATGATAAATGAGAGATTGCTAAATTTTTATATTCATGTGTTCCGCCTCGAGAAATTGGCAATAAGTGCTCTAAACTGTCTTGTCCAAATTTTATAGGTTTTCCACACAAGACACATGTTAGAGTACCGTATTTCTTTATATTATTCTCATACACTAGTTGGACAGTCTTAACTAATAATCGACCAGCCTTTCGTCTTCTCGCTTTATCACATTTATGTAAATATCTTATTCTTTCTTTGTTATTTTCTTTATATTTTTTTTGTATCAATTTAACTTTATTAATATTATTTGTATAATATTCTTTAGCTTTCTCAGCATATTCTAGTTTATGAGTAGAATAGTGGTTTTTCTTATATCTCTGTCTTGTCTTGTTGTTTATAATTTTCTCTCTATTATCATAATACCATTCCAATGCCTGCTTTTTCTCTTTTTCTTTATTTTCCTGATACCTCTTTTTCCTAAATATCTTTTCTTGGGTTAACATTTATTTCCTTAGTCTATTCCTTACAAACGACATAATTCCACCACTCGCCGGAATAATCCTTGGTTTTTTTTCTTCTAATTGTGCTGTCTTTACAATATCTTTACAAATATCCAAAAGGCCTACAGCCATAACACGATCTTCCCAAAAAGCCATAGGAGCTTCTATCTTAGGTTTTCCATCCCTAATCCATATTTCTGCAACTTTAAAATCGGTGGGAGGGTGAACATCTTTTTTTTCAATTTTCGGATCTTTTGAATCCTCCTTTAGTTCGGCATTTTTGAGTTCCCCGTTCCCACCAATTATTGTTTCTGACATTTCTCGTCCTCTCTTATCTATTTTATCATGAAGTTTTTTCCAAGCTTCTTTTTCTGACATTGTATCTAATCCGTCCTTTCTTTAATATCTATAAATTCATTACCACATATAGGGCAAAATTCTTTTTCCGGTATTACTAATTCCTTACATTCTTGACATATACCTTCCATTTCTTAAAATCCTATATACCAAATACTGTTTTTAAAAAATAACAAATACCCGTGTCTGAATTTTTCAATTTTAATACCCACTCAACCCTCTCCTCTTTTTTCCACCCCTAGGGGCAACAAACTTCTCCTTATAAGGATACCTTATTCTTAGCTGACCCGCAATAGCACGTGCAAAAACTAAATCATCACGCTTCCCGCGCGAAGCTTCCGGCCTTGCTTTTTGAAGATTATTAATAAACGTCCAGCATTGCTGAATTAATTCTTTATCCATCAAGTCTGTTGAGACATTGGTAATCTCTTCGGAAAATTGAGATAACATCGTCGGACGGGAAACAGAATTTGTATTCCAACCTATGTCTAAAGTCTGCTCAACAAAACCTTTCTTTGTCTTAATTTTTTTATAAACTTTTCCATATCGTTTAAATAATCCCTGGTTGATGGAATATCCATAACCTTTATTTTCACATCCAATATATGCATTATTATAAAAATGACCAAGCTTGATTAAATATTCTTCAAAATCTTCCGGGGCCGCATTATTATTACAAGTACAGGCTGTTTTATTTGTTCGTGTATTTATAACAACTGCAGACGATTTATCCCCATGAGGTAATCCTTCCGCGGGATCTCCACCGATAACATATTGTTCTCCGCGTCGAGGCATTTCATACATACGGAAAACACCAACTGGATCAGTTCTAAACACATACCGGCCTTGGTCCTTCACTATATTACCGCATATAGGCTGTCGAGATTTTTGCTGCAATAACGCCTCTTTATCAAAAAACAAATCACCGGTAGCGAGAAAAGCCTCTTCCGAATATGCGGGATATTCCTGCCTGAATTTACCAATTTCCCCATTACAATTATTTACGATACACCATCTACGCCAATTGAGTTGTTCTTTTGTTAAATTAAAATCTTTTATTAACCTGATCTCTTCATCAATAAATTTTTTCTTATCAGATTTTATAGATTCAATCGGATAAAGTTTATTATCCGTAAGTGCCATTTTATATTCAGGCAAAACAAACCAAGGTATGAAAATCGGAATCCAATCGCTTTTTCCTTCACTGGCCATTACCCATCTATCGTGAAACGCATTACCGATACCATTGGCCGTTGTTTCCAATATCATCATCGTGCCCGGTGCATTCGGAACAGATTGGCTGAGGCCCAACATGATTGATTCCAGATCAGGAAAAAATGCGCACTCTGAATTATGAACACCGCAACCAGAAATAGTCCGATAGGAATGATCTTTATGATCTAAAATAATATCATATACAATATCTTTTTTTGTTTCTTTAATCTCAGTAACGGGTATCCAGTAATAATTTACTCCAGACTTCCAATCAGAATGTGGCTTTTTAACACGATTATATAAAGGCCATCCTAAATCTTTTCTTAATTTATACGCTCCCTTGCCATGTATCCGAAGAACAAAAACTTCCTTACATTTTCTACCATAATATTCTCCAGCAGGTCTCCTGTCTAAGGAAGAATACCCGTATCGTAAAGCAACCAACAGATCGCGTACTTGTGTCAATAATTGAGGTCGCGTTGACGTAAGGCTTATCATTTCATTATTCTTTACTAAATGCCCATCTCCTTCAATATATCCTTTAATTAATCCTTTTAAAAACTCTCTTGGAGCAGACCACATGCGATCAGGGATAACCTTTGAATCAACTTTACCAAAATGATCAACAATACACTGCATAAAACTTATCCCACAAAATTCTGCAACAATAGTCCTTGAATCTTTTACCTCTCGAATCTTTATGCCATGAACATAGTCTCTTATTCTATCATAAATTTTATAAGCAATTTCTCTTTCACTTTTATCTAAAGCTAAATTTATTCTACTTTCATGGGCAGTTCCTTCTGCTAAATAAAATCCCACAAAATATCCAAAATCAAAATCTAATTCTATTTCCTGTCCTGAAAATGCCCATTTATTTCTATTTTTTCTTGGTTTATATGGCATCTTTATTTTATTAACCTGCCCACCATTTACTTGTATAAGTGGGAAACCAAGATAATCTCTAGTTGTAATATTTTTAGCTTCCTTCCAGAAACCTCCGTTTTTTCTATGACCATACCTATTGTCAAGAACAAAAATTTTATGATTAGGTGTGCAGACAATAGGATTTTTAGTATTCCCTGATGTATACACTTCAATCATTTTATCCGAACCAAACTGTTCTATAGTATTAATTTCAGATAAACCCTTCACAATAGCTCTTTTCCCACGGTGTGTTTTTATCTCATCGCCAGATTTAATATCCTTCAATTTTTTGATAAAACCATCTTTAACAAGAATAGAACTATCACCATCTAAACATAAATGAACATAGCGAAGAGTAAATTTTCGTCCGGCATTTTTATTATCAGCCGTATCAATTAATACCTGAGAATGAATTCCTTCAAACTCAAGTTTCTTTTCGTTGCTATGCGCCAACATCGGTTTCAAATGACCTTCCAGCTTTTCGTGAAATAACTTCTGCATCTCAAAAATATAATTACTTCCTTTAATATCATCTGCGATAACAAGAGCATTCACGCCTTCGGTCATACTTACCAGGCTATATAAAATAGCCTCTAACAGCGTAGAGATACCTGTTTGACGTGCCTTGAGCACTAATAAACGAATTGGCTTCTTTTCAATGAACAATTTTTCTATCCGACTAAAAACAATTCTCTGAACATTATTAAGTTTTAATTTAACAATAGATTGAGTCTTTGTTTTTATCGATAAAAATTCCTGATCAACTAATAAGAGAGGATGTGATGTGACCATCGCTTTTTCGTCTTTAAAAATTTCTTCTTGTTTCTCGACGGAAATATTAGGTATGGTTTCGGTTGTCATTTTATAATTCTATTTTTCTTTTTTCTTTGTGTTATTGATTTTGGATTCGGCAGCATACAACTCATCCCCTGCACTTTTTGTGCCATAACAATGATCCGTCGTGAACGCGATGTAATCTCCTCCACGGACATATAAAAATTCCCCGACGCAGTATCCGGTTTCGTTTCGCCGATAACCTCGGCGATAAATTTTGCGTATTTCAGTCGGGCATCAAAATCAATTTCACGGGAAATAATCTCTCCGTCAGCCACAATCGGGCGTACTGAGCGCAAGCCGCGGAGTAAAACGGCAGTTACGGTTCGCCGTGTACGGTCATTGCTTAACA